TATTAATGAAAAAACTTTGGAACAAACTAATAGACAAACTATTTGGCAAGAGATGTCAATGCGGTAAAAAATGATAGTATATAAGATTACAAACGAATTAAATAGCCACAGTTATGTTGGATTTACATCGCAACCTATGATGAAAAGATTTAGATGTCATTTGGGAACTGCTAGAAGTGGTGCGAAGTGGCCTTTACATAATGCTATAAGAAAATATGGCAAAGAGAATTTTAGTGTCAAAACCATATATGAGGGTAGTGATGCGTTTGAACAAGAAGATAAATATATTAAGAAGTATGGTTATTACAATATTATGCCAGGTGGAATAAAAACACCAGTTGCGATAGGTTCAACAAGAACTTTCACACAAGAGTGGAAAGAGAATATGAGTAAGAGCGCAATAGAAAGAGCAAAGAGATTAAATACATCAGAAAAGATGTCAGGTGAAGGAAATCATATGTATGGCAAATTAGGTATAGGTGCCAAAGAAAGAATTTATAAAGGAAAAGTTTATAAGAGTTTAATAGAAATGTGTAAAGATTTAAATATAAGCAGACCGACTGCTAGAAAATACTGGAGAGTCGAAAGGGGGATACAGCTATAGCTATCTTACGAGGAGGAAAAAGAATTGGTGGATACGACATACGAGTAGGTATACCCAGAGATCGCTCACTTGACAATGTAGAACGAGATCCAAGATTAAGACAGAAAGCTGGTGGTAATCCTGAAACTACTATGGGTAGATTTCAAGCTTATGTAAATGAAGCTGAAGGCTTTGCTCGTAAGGCAAGATTTTATACAGAATTTTTCTTACCAAGAGGATTATCTTTTGGTGGAGGTGTTGGTGGTGAAGATACAGCTGTTAATGTTAAAGGAACTGGCGAAGGAATAGAAGCATTTAAATTGTCAGAAGAATTACAAGCAGTACACAATGCGAATGGTAAAAGAGTTAGAGCATTTTGTGCTGAAATAGCTATGCCAAATAGAGAAGTGGTGACAAAAGAAATTAGACATGGAAATTCTCCAGCTAGAAGTCATGTAGTAGATTTTAACTCAGCAGATATAACTGCAACATTTTACTTGGATAAGTTTATGAGAGAAAGATCATACTTTGAGTTATGGCAACAAGCAGCATTTAGTACAACATCATTTAATAAAAACTATTACGACAATTATGTATCTGATATGAATATATTTGCGTTAGGAAGTTTTGCTAGCAGACAAGAGCGTGATGATATAACATATGCAGTTAAACTATTTGATTGTTATCCAAAAAATATTAGTGCAGTTGAATTTTCACATGAAAACAACAATGTACAAACTTTCCAAGTGACATTTGGATTTAGATATTGGGTTAATTACTTTATTGACAAAGCAGGTCAAATAGACTTAGGTCAATCAGAATTTGGAACACCTGAAGTAAAAACAGCAGGTGGACTATTTGGTGGATTATTAGGAAGACTACCACCAGAATTGAGAAGAGCAGGGCGTGATGTTCTTAACGATTTAAGAAGAAGAGCGCCAATCGGTAGAATAACTGGTGGAAGAGTATTCCCACCATTTAAAATACCACCGTTAAATTTATAATAAGGAGTAAGATATAATGGCATTACCAAAGGTGGAAGCACCACGATATGAATTGACTTTACCATCACAAGATATAAAAGTTAAATACAGACCATTTCTAGTAAAAGAAGAAAAGATACTTTTAATGGCTATGGAATCTCAAAAGGAATCTGAGATATATGAGGCAACAAAACAAATTGTTGATACTTGTACATATGGTTCCCTAAATGTTGAGGAATTACCTATGTTTGATTTAGAATATCTTTTTTTGAACATAAGAGCAAAATCCGTAGGTGAAGTATCAAAGTTTAAAGTTTTATGTCCAGATGACAAAAAGACTTATGCTGATGTTGAGATTGACTTAACAAAAGTAAATGTAGAAGTAGATGATGACCACACAAATAAAATTATTGTGGACGAGAGTAGAAATTTAGGTGTAGTGATGAAGTATCCAACGATGCAGGTATTAAAGTCAGGCACAAATATAGATCAAGCGAATATGGAACAAGTATTTAATATGCTAGCCACATGCGTTGATCACATATTTGAGGGCGAGAAAATATATCCAGCGAAGGATAGTACAGAGAAAGAAATTAAGGAGTTTTTTGAAAGTTTATCGCAAGAAAGCTTTGCTAAAATTAAGAAATTTTTTGATACTATGCCAAGAGTTAGACACGAATTTGAGGTGACTAACCCTACGACTAATGTAAAAAGTAAGGTCACGCTTACTGGACTGAATGATTTTTTCGAATCAGCCTCGCCCATAATAGCCTAGAGGCCTATTTTGAAGTCAATTTTGCGTTATTACATCATCATAAATATAGTTTGAATGAAGTAGAGAATATGTTGCCTTGGGAACGAGATATATATGTTCAAATGCTAATAAATCATATTAAAGACGAAAACGAAAGACGAAGTAGAGGAGAGAAATAATGATACAAAAAATTAAAAACATATTTGGATCAGGTTGGTCAGGATTTAAATACGGCATAAAACAACTATGGCATTTCATAGAGGTAGAAATACCTGAATTGCTTTCTAATTGGAGATTTGTACCAAGATTAATGATGATAGCATATGCTTATGCTTTCATGGAAGTTATAACTTGGTTTATGGCACTAGAAGCACCTAACAACGCACAAGCAGGTTTAGTATCTGTTGTAGTTGGCGCAGGCGCTGGCTGGTTTGCGATATATGTAAACGGTAAACCATCTAAAGTAAAAAATAAAGACTAATGGCAATAAAAGAATCAGATATTAAAGGTTTAATGAAAGTGGTAATGTCTTCTACTATGAAGACTGTGGCTGCTGGTCAGAAAACTGTCATATCACCTACAGAAGTAAGAAACATTGCAATTCAAATAACGAAAGATGCTACAAGTGGTAGTATTACTAGATTTGAGAACGCACTTGCTCAAACAGAAAAGGTTTTAGACAAGTTAGATATTGATTTAAGAGATTTTAATTCTGGTCTAGCCAAAACACTAAAAGAAGCACAAGTCCAAAGAGATGATAAAATAAAAGAAGTTGAAACGCTTAGAGCTAGTAATATTGTTGCTGAGGTTAAAGCTGATAAACAAGGTAGAGAGTTTATGTACGAAACTCACATACTGACTAAAAAAGAAATAGCAGAACGAACAGAGTTATTACAAAAGAATAAGAGTCTTGCTGAAGATAGAGAAAAGAAAATTATTGCTAGAATGGACGAACTGTTATCGCAAGAAAAACTTTCTAATGATGATAGACAAGAAATAATAGAAGGCGAGAAACAAATACAAGCTGATAAGTTAAAAATTGAAAGAGAAGATAAAACATTAAATCCATTGAAACCAGATGGCGATACTGGATTTGGACCTAGTAGTACATTTTACGAAGAATTAAAAGCACCATTCATAGCTGTTGGAGATGCGTTTATGGCAATAGGTGACCTTGGTAAAGACATTATGAAGATTGGTAAGTTTTTTGCTGATGGTGGTTTGATGAAAGGTCTAAAAGGTTTTAAAAAAGGTATAATGGCAATAGGTAAATTTTTAATGGGAACTAAAGTATTAATAGGTCTTGCGATTGCTGGTGTAATAGCTGGAATAGTATATTTCAAAGACGAGATAATGGCTGTAGGTAAGTTTATAATGGGTGTTCCTAAAATGATAGGTGATTTTATTAAGAAAGCATTTACGGCATTTACAGATTTCTTTAAAATTGCAGTTAATACAGTTATTGGATTAATAAGAAAATTACCTTTCATGGGAGATTTTGGAACATTAATGGAAACTTCTACAATGAAAAAGAAAAAAGAAGAAGCAGCAAAACAAGAAAGAATTAAAAAAGGTGCAGCAGACTTTACTGGTGATGTTGAAGCAAATACACAAAGTGGGTTTGTAGATAAAGGTGGATACCTGGAACCAATAAGAGAACAAGATAATGGATTTAGCGATAACGCAGGTATGGGTAATGAACAATCTAATGTTGTTTATGACAAAGGTACCAAGTCAGCAATAATGATGAATAGACAAGTTGTTGGAAACCAATTAAGAGG